GCTGCATCCTTTCCGCCCATCAGACGTGTTCCAAACTGCCCGCTCGGCTCGAGCAGGTTGACGTTGTTCGATCCAACAAACGTCTGAGCCAACCCGATGATCGTCCCTTGGAGTGACGCCTCGCCGTGGTGGTACGCCGTATGCTCTGCAATGTACCCACTCAACTGGGCCACCTTGGCATCCTTGACCAGGTTTCGTTTCAGACAGGCATAAATCACCTTGCGCTGACTCGGCTTGAGTCCGTCCGCGACGTGTGGAATCGAGCGCTTGATGTCCTCGACTGAAAAGTTGGCCAAGTCCTTATGGACGAAATCAGTCACCGTCAGCTGCTTCACATTTCCATAGTCAACGCCCGGTGGCGTAGTCGCCATGTGTTCCACAAGCCATCCCTTCCGTGCATCCGCCATGGCTTTGGAAAATGCAAGCGTCATCGACTCACCAGTTCGAGCATCCGGTGTAAACTTGACCGTCAGACGGTCAATCATCTTGAAGTACTCCTTCGCCTCGGCTGACGTGGATGTTCCCAGACCCTTGTAGTACTTGATGTCCGTCGAACGTCCCTGCTTGTTCCTGAATGCCTCCTCCGTGAAGAACCACTCCTTGCCCGCCTTGATCACTGGTGTCACCATCGCCACCAGAAATCCCAGGTCAAGAAGACTCGGCCAAAAGTGATGAATTATGTTGAGCACCAGACCCTTGATGTGACTCCCATCCAGGTCAGCGTCAGTCATGATCATCAAACGACCGTACCGAAGTTCTCGGAGTGAAGTATACACCTTTCCATGCTGAAGGCCCAAAATCTTTTTGAGGTTCGAAAACTCTTCATTCTCGGTGAGTTGCTTTACGCTAGCGTCCCGAACGTTCCGAGGTTTCCCCCGGAGCGGGAAGACGCCGTATGCGTTGCGGCCTACTACGCTCAGACCAGCGACCGCGAGCGTCTTGGCTGAGTCACCCTCAGTCACAATCAACGTACACTCATGACTCTTTGCCGTTCCGGCCCAGTTGGCGTCATCCAACTTGGGAACGCCTGTAATCTTATTCTTCTTGGCACCATCCGTCTTTTTGAGCTCCTTTTCCGTCTTGGAGACTGCGAGTGCCGTCAGCTCGTCACCTACACCAGATGCCAACACATCCTTGATAAACTTGGGCTTGAACTCGTACTGCGTATCCACCTTGGATGTACACTCCGTCTTGGTCTGACTCGAGAATGTCGGGTTGATGAGCGTAGAACGCATCATCACAAACAGGGACGCCTTGATTTGTGCCGGTCGAATACCAGTCGCCAACTTGGGCACGAGCTGATTCACAAAACGGTCTACATGCGTCCCACCTTGCGTTGTTGAGATGCCGTTGACAAAGGAAATGTGCTGAAACGACCCCGTCGTCGAGTGGCCTACGACAATGTCGCTTCCGAGCGTCGCCAGAGGTACATCACCAAAATGCATACGAGCATAGGCCTCGAGGCTCTTCACCTCGAGGCGTGTTCCATTCAGGTACACATGACACTTGGGGCAACACGCCGCCGCGTCCCAAACGCGTTTCGTCAAAGCATTCACAAGATCCGGGAGTTGTGCCGACCCGCATTCAAACCGCGACCAGTCTGGTTGAAACTCAATGTCAACATACCCACCTTTTGTAGCGAGTTGTGTGACGACTGGAGGTTCACACACCGTCATGTTCTTTGACCACTTTTGGGTGTACTTCTGGTTCTTGTGCAGAATCCGAACCGTAAACTTGGACGAGTAGACGTTGGTCAACTTGGCACCGTAGCCGTTTCGACCACCCGTCGTACGCTCCTGTGTGTCATCGTAGTTTGAGCTGGTGAGTAAGTGACCGAAGATGAGCTCGGGGAGTCGGACACCCGTCTCGGTGTGCACGCCATTCGGGATACCGTCGCCGTTGTTCCGCACGGAAAACACGTCACCCTGAAAAGTTACATCAATGCGTGTCGTCTTTTTCGGGTTGAGAGAGTGTTGATCTATCGCATTGACGAGCACCTCATCAAAGATTTTTACGAGTCCAGGAGACACCGAGACGTTACATCTCTGGAAATCGACCCAGGTTTCAGTGGTTTCACGGGCCAACGAACCCACATATGAATCCGGACGCGCCAAAATGTGCTCTACGTGGGTGAGTTTACGATACATGAACTAAACACGCGCGACATTCTTAAGCCAATGAACAAGTACGTTACGTTTGTCGGTATCGTAGCATGTTCTCATGTCATGCGGTGTATAGCAGAGTATACTTATTACACACAGTGTGCAGGGGTTTGGAATTCAATCTTCACATGGAATTCCCCGACGTGCCGGGGGTTGCGTTGGACAGCCGACTCGGTCATGACGAACGTCATCTCGATCGTCGGTGTCCATGTTACAAAGCTTCTTGACTTTTGAAAAGGACTTAAACACGACGCACCTTTGAAAGTAAAATGACGCAGTCCATCCAGCTCCTGATTGAGAAGCTGAGTGAGCTCAAGGCTCGCACCAAGGAGACGAACGAGGAGCTGAAGCTGGCCCTCGAGGACACGGACGTCTACCGCGACATTCTACAGGCGTCCATGGAGGACAAGCGGTACAACGTCACTGAGAAGATTGCGCGGGTCCACGCACACAAGGTGGCTCTGAAGCACTTTACTCCACCTAAGGAGGATGAGTGAACAAAGTGTATATGGACTGCAACGAAGAGATTAAGTCTTTGATAGCTGAAAGAATGGAAAAAGGTAAAAAGGCGTACGGCCACGGCTTGCTGCAGAATTCAGGGTATGACTGGGTTCAAGAGGCGCTTGAGGAGGCGCTCGATTTGTCGATTTACTTGTCTGCGAAACTTATAGAGATTAAATCACGTACACCCAAGGATGTATGAAATTGCCGTTGGTTTGATATTCGGGGTTTTGTTTACACGTGTGTTGTCAAAAAAGAACTCAAACGACATGAGTACTCAGGTGGACTCTGTTTCATTCCCGTCTGCGCCTATTCCCATTCCCAATTCCAAAAAGTCCTTCACGCCAGGTGCTCTAACGAACTTTTGGGGAAAAGATTCTTGATGCCTAGTATGAAGGAGGTTATTCGCGTCTGTCGCTCTGCACCACCACACAAATGGCGTGCGACGTTTCCAGATGGAAAAACAGTCAGCTTTGGTCTCCGTGGATATTCTGATTACACTATTCACAAAGACCACGAACGTATGCTGCGTTATCTGACGCGTCATGTCAAGCGAGAAAATTGGAGTCCCTCGGGTCGCTTTAAGGCGGGATTCTGGTCCCGTTGGCTGTTGTGGTCCAAGCCCAGTTTACGCGGTGCAGCCCGTGAGACGGAGCGAGTCCTCGGTGGAAAGTACCGTGTTGTCATCTCGAAATAATTTCTCGTCATACGGTATTATGACTCGACTTCACAATGCTGCATTGAGAGGAGATATCCGTGTTGTGCGTAAACTTGTAAATTTAGGTGAGAATGTCAATGCGAGAAATGGCGATCATATGACCCCGCTCATGTTGGCTGCTCACAGAGGACACGCGACCGTCATTCGTCACCTGTTGAACAAAGGCGCGAACTCACGGGCGAGACAATCTGAACATAACCCAAAAACTGCGCTTATTTATGCAGTAGAAAGAGGTAACGTGAATTCGGTACGCGCCCTCCTCATACACTCCAATCTAAACGTACAGGGTGGAAATGGCCGTTCAGCTCTTAGTACTGCAGCAAACCTACGAAAGCCAAACATTGTTCAAATGTTGATACGCGCAGGAGCGAGACCCAATGCAATGACTCTTGGATATATAATGAACAATAGCGCGCTGCGAAATTCGATTGGGGGTATGTTTGTTCGACGAGCCCTTGCGAAAAAGGCAGTTCGTGCATTCGTGACTACACGCATGAAAAACAGAAACTTATCCATGCGCGAACAACTCAGTGGAGTGAATGTAGAAACAGGGTTGACAAGAGTCAAAGGTCTTCCCTCGGGAGTAAGGAACCTCATAGGAACGATGATGCGCGGTCGTAAACAATAGACTAATTTCTGTGTATTAAAGTAGTCGATGTGGCGTCCGATAACATGTTATCGCCCCGGTCCATCAGAAGTTCTTTACGTCGTCCTTCCATACTTTAATTACTGTGGATTCAAACGACGTCAAGAATTGTTCATCAAGTTTGTCGATGAGATTCAACACGTCAAGGGGATTCGTATCGTCGTGTCTGAACTCGTCGGGCCGGCGCCGCTTCCCAAACTTCCTGTTTGGAAGCACGTGAAAAACAGGTCAGACAGCCCAGTGTGGATGAAGGAGAAGCTCGTCAACGTGGGTATCAAAAACCTTCCAGACGACTGGAAATATGTCGCATGGATTGATGCCGACATTACGTTCCTGAATCCTGACTGGGTCCCGGATACCATCGATGCTCTTCAGTCGAACGATATCGTCCAGATGTTTCGGACAGCTGTGAACCTCGGACCGAACAACGAAGCAATAAAGATTGACAAGGGGTTTGGGTACATGCATGCAGACAGCGGAACACCCTACGTCAAGACGGACAAATACGGGCATTGGCATCCTGGATACGCATGGGCATGTACACGTGAAGCGTTTCGGACAATGGGGAGCTCGCTATTGGATTGGGCCATCCTCGGCTCGGGTGACAGACACATGGCGATGGCGTGGATCGGACGCGTTTTGGACAGTTGTCCTGGGAACATTCACATGAATTACAAGATTATGCTCATGGAGTATCAACACAAGTGTCAAAAATTCAGCGTCTCATACGTCCCTGGGACTATTCTGCACCACTGGCACGGCCGCTTCGAGGACCGAAAATACAAGGAGCGATGGGACGTTCTCGTACGACACAAATTTGATCCCATCGCAGACGTCACGATGAGTCTTCGATTATCACCATCAGGTAAACGCATGGAAAAGGATCTGAAGGCGTACTTTGAAGGTCGCAGGGAGGATTCGGTCTAGTCAACGTCGAGATCGAATAAGAGCTGACTCTCAAAGTTTGTCACCATACGGATAATGGAACCCAGGTGTTTCACCTTTTCGTAGTACTCTTGTGCGACATTTGTATCATTCGCGAGTGCTTGCCGGGTCAGTTTGATCATGCGGGCCTGGACATTGATGAGCTCGTTTTTGTTCATAGTGGTGTCGCTGTTCAAGGTGTCTGTTTCATTGTCCATGGTCCATTAAGCTATACATTACACATTTTTTATAGTACGTTCCCGTCTTGAATCCACTTGTCGACCGAATTGACGTACAGAACAATATCCCATATCGAATCAACCTGAGGACACCACAGACGTTCCTCCTTCGGACCCTCATTGAAATACACGGGATGCCAATTCGGCAGAAATTTTGCGGTACCCAGGTTTTTTAACGAATCATCCACGTAAATGTGAGTTAGGTGTTTTGGAAACTGTGTGTATCGAGAGGCTTCAGGCTTGAATTCACTTCCCGCGCAATCAATCAACACGTTGTCGCCAATTGCACGGGCAACAGGTCCCGCCCATTCAATAGGACTGTTTGTGAACAGCGTCACCTTCCAGTCCCTCTCGGTCAACTCATGAATCTCCTTCGCCTCTTGTTGAAACTCCGTGCCGTAAATCACTTCATAGAGATGGTCCATGAGCCGCTTGTCGTACACCTTTTCGTTGAAATCGCTTGTATCCATCTGATACGACTTGCTGAGACCTCGAGCCGTGTGTCCGTGTGCGAGGTACATCACACTGTTCACGACACCCGGATTCTTACACTCGGGCAACTTGGCTGCGACGTACCGCACGCAATTGTCATTGACGTGCGCCATGAGCAACGGACTTCTCAACAGAACTCCATCGATGTCTAACAAAAGCGACTTGTACATTTGTTACACCGCGCCTTCAACTTTTAACTTCACGCTTCCAGACGAAGCCATTCGACGTATGAGTTCTTCCATTACAACAACCTCCCACACTACTTTGACTACTTCCTGTCATTTCAGCGGCATATTTGATGTTCTCGAATGTTTTGATAAATGTTCCGTCAAGTGTATATTGATTTATGACGTAAATTTTAAGGTCTTTATATTTCCATATGAAACCACACGATGTTTTACTCTTACCTCTGCAGCAGTTTCCAATTGTCGTTCTATCAACACCCATTTCTTCCGCTGCTTTCGATATACTTTCATGGGTCTTTAGAAACTCGCCTTCAATTGTATACTGATTTACTTCCACCTTATTTGGTTTATCCTCTTCGGCCATTTTAGAGTGGTCATATCCCGATTTCCGCGCGGCTTGTCGCAATTTATTGCGATGCTCTTCCGTGAACACTTTCCCATACATATGATTTAGTTCACCTATTTGAGCCGAACCAATTTTAACCTTCACTTCTTCTGGATGTTTACGCCCAAGTTGGCTTTGACGCATAATTTCCCTCGTGTCTGGATGAACAACCTTATTGACACCTCCTCCACCGTCTAAGTTGTATCCATTCGGTGCAAGTGTGTTTCTTTCATGAATTTCGAGTATTTCACGTGCATCCAGTTCCTCATTCGGGATTTCACATATGATGGAAGGTTCGAATGAATCCCATCCGTATTTTCTAATTGAGTTAGCTAAATATCCATTATTTGATATATGTGAATTTCTATGATATGCCCACCTCGTTTCAACCTTTTTCTGGCGGGTCTGCCCTACGTAGCATTTACCATTGACTTTGTTCCTGATCAGGTAGATCCAGCCCATCCTATCTTGTCCTGAGAAAATAATTTTTCAGCCGCACCTCAAACCCCAGGCGACAGGCTTAAAAATTTTCTTAACTTGTAATAGTATGGATATAACCATAAAGGGAATACCAGTCGAGAAACTCCTTGAGGTATACGAGCAGTACGCAGGTCAGGTCGAGACCAAACACGACCGAGACAAAAGATACAGGGAAGCTCATAAAGAAAAATTAAAGCAGAAGAACCGTGAATATTATCTCAAAAAAAAGGCGTCCCAGGCGGCGACTGTCGACTCTCAGGCGGCGACTGCTGAATAAAAATCTCAGCCTATGGTAAGTATGGTACCAGTCACACTTTGCACGACGCCCAAGAACGCCGTCCAACTTGGAACCGAAATTGAAATACGAAAGTTTCTCGAGACACACCCGGGTGCCGGTGAAATCCTTACGACGACAAACGCGAAACGTCCTTTTTTTCAGAAGACCATTCTCTCAGGACAACAAGATGAAATTGTAGAGGCTCAACTCCAGCAGGCGGTGATGACTATACAAGACCATATAACAGAACGTTATGGTCACGAACCTAAGATTCAGATCAAGTCGTTGTTTTGTCAGGAACTTCAAGCTGATAAGGTGACATGGAAGACGGTCATTCGGCTGATTCTCACGGGTACACAAGCGTGTGACTACACGAAACTCAAAAAGACGTGTCCACGTGGATTTGACAAAGACATTTACAGTCCGAACAAGGTTCTGACACTCAAAGGGTTCAAACCTGGTATCAAAACCGAATTTATGGAACAGTTCGTACAGGCTCAAGAGGATGATACTCTCGTATGGCTCTACGACACGCACACAGATGATGATAATGAATATCAAGAGGCTAAAACCGAATTCGAGAAGACGCACTTCAAAATCAAATGCCCAGTTGGCTTTGTCCGACAGAGAACGTCTGACCTCCAGCTTTTGAGTCGAAAGGAACTTTTCGATCTCTATGAAAACTTTTTCGTAGGTACCGAACAGTTTGTAAAGCTCTGGCTCAAGGATCCGACCATCAGAACATACGAACGATTTGACTTTTTACCACCGCCGTTGAAGTGCCCCGATAGTGTTTTGAATACATGGTCTGGGTTTGCGGCAGAAGGTATGAATGAATCTTATAAAGGAAAACCTAACATGTTTGTAGAACATTTACGCAAACTTTTCGGGAAAAATTCACAGTATGTACTCAAATGGCTTGCGAACATTATACAAAAACCAGGGTATCACACGACTGTTGCACTAGTCGTAGTGGGAGGGCAAGGGACCGGTAAGACAACCACATTTGAGTTGTTCATGAAGAAAATTTTAGGATCAAAGTATTTCGGACAGACGAATAACCCAGAAAACGATCTATTCAGTCGTTTCGGATTTCTCAAAGATTCTAAAATTCTTGTTGTTGTAGATGATTTCAACGTAGGTACGATAAAAATGAATGCAGACCCGTTCAAGTCTTACATCACAGGTGAAACGATACCTTTCGAATCGAAAGGAAAAATGTCAGTAGAATTACTCAACTGTGCAAACTTTGTACTGACAACAAACAAACACGACCCAGTGAAACTCGATGCAGACGACAGAAGATATGCCGTACTTGAGGTTTCTGACAAACTCAAAGGAAACCATGCGTATTTTTCAAAACTTTACAGGTATCTCGACAATTCTGAGAACATCCGTGCAATTTATGACCTCTTGATGGATATTGACATTTCAAAGACGAATTTTCAAGCTGAACGACCAATCACAGAACTCTACCAGGAAATCAAGAGTATGTCAATCGACAAAGAGATTTTGTTTCTGCATCATAAAATGGGAGGTGCACAAAATCAACAAATTTTCAAGGGTTCTGATTATTATCAGGACTTTCGTGGATGGCTTTCTGACAACGGATTCACAGACTACAAAGCGAAGGATGCAGTTAGATTCGGCCTGTATATGAAGAAGGTCAACGGTGTAACCATCGAACGACGAACAGGTAACTCGTCGTACTTCATCATTGACCCAAAACATATCCCTAACTTACCCTAACTGAACCCTAACTCTCGATTTTTGGTTGGTTTTTGTATATCCTAGTTAGGGTAGTTAGGGTAGTTAGGGTTTAAAATCAGTCTATAAAAATTCTTAAAACAGATGTACACCCTCATGTGCATAGAGTGAGTTGGAGGTAGCCTAACTCTAACTACCATAACTCCACGAAAATGGTAATGATTTGTAGTCGAGAGTTAAGGTACTCAAAGTGATGATAACTGGTATTTTCGTCAACCCCAAGTTCCCCAATTGAGAATACTGAAAAACATATGATATGTAATATTCATACTGCGTAGTCATTTACGAGGTGCATGTACCGTCGGTAGGCCTGGTCGGTCCCTCCACGGACATTCGGAAATTCCAGGTTTTTCGACGTTGAAAAGCGGTTACCAATTGCCTCGATGACCGATGGGTCAGTCTTTCGCAAAATAAGAAAGAAAAAGGCCATAACAGTGTTTTTTGAATTCGCTCGCGAAATTCCTCCCATCTTGTGCATCATATCGATGGTGTCCTTGGCGGCTTTCGAAAACTCCTCAGACTTATCCTCGCCCACCACTTCATCCAAGTCGATCCATTTGATAAGTTCGGTGTTTGTAACATCCTTGGTCGACTCGGGAGCCTTGATGAAATGATACGCCATACACGTAAATACCTGAAGATATGCGTAGCGGTCAGTTTTCACTGGCTTCCAGATGCGTCGCCATTCGCACGTATCCATTACGCGGATGATGAGCTTCATTAAGTTATTTTTACATTTGTACGAGTTAAGGACCTCGCCGATACGAGTACACGATGCCTTTTGCACATCGGCGAAAAAGTCGGACCGCATCTTCTCATCCATAGTGAATTCGTACGTTGTCACAGGAAGTTTCATATGCAGAAACTCACTCTGGTACTTCTCCGGCCACTGGCGGAAGTACTTGTTGTCACATTCGGATAGCATGTCATTTACAGTCCGGTCGGGGTGAGGGAAACTTTTTGTATTTCTGAAGACAAATTCATCATTCAGAAGACGGATGAATGCACTCGACCGTTGCTTTCCATCGAGACTCTCATAATAGGATAGGCCGTTCGCATCACGAACCCTGTGATATATAACAGGGTTCATCTGATTATGAAAAATGAAATGACATATGAGAGCATTGGCCCAGTCATAGCTGGTGATGAATTCACGCTGGTGCTCCGGATGAATGTCAAAGCAACCCGGTGTGATGGGGTCAGACTCGAGTTTTCGGAGGTATTCAGAGTACGTCTTGACAGAGTAGGAGGACGTGTTAACCGCCATTGTGAGATGTTATAAACTGGTCATTGCCGTGTTGTGCTGTGCACATGACATGTTTTTTCCGGAAACGCGTCAGTGATTTACACATTTTTTCTCGCGCACCATTAGAAAATGAACATCTGTCCGACGACGTTTGGTCCATACTTTTGGTCTGTGATTCACATGTCATGTCTCAGCGCAGGCAGAGACGTGTCAGATGAAAAGGCGGGTGCTTTGACCCAGTTTTTTGATTCAATGCCCAGCATTCTGCCGTGCAAGCAGTGTGGCAAACACCTCCGTGAGAACCTGACGCTCCTTCCATTCGACCGGAACGACCCGTTCAGATGGTCGGTAGAAATACACAACCTCGTCAACTCACAGCTCAACAAGTCTGAAATTGATTACGATCAGGCGCTCCGGCACTGGTCCACAAAGTGTTCAGGCGGTCCGTCGAAACAAAACTGGACAGTCGCATTCCTGATTTGCGTCATCGTGTTTTTGGTTCTTTTCACCTTTTCGAAGCGATAAAGATTTTATTTCCATGTAACGTAATGGCAACTCATCAGTGTTTTCTGTATCGTCGTGCATGCGACAACATGTTGATGCTCCACGACCCAAAGGAGTGCCGGGATTGGGGAACACCTGAACATCAGTTTTACGAGTTTAACGATTACAAAATCACGGGAGTTATGGGTTCGGATCGCATACCACGTCATCTCGGAAACTTTGTACGGGATTATATCGAGCGGAACGCAACCGACAAAGACATGAAAATTATCCAACTCGGTGATTACAGCGAGCCTGACCGTCTGATTCGGAACGCTCTGCGCGTTTACGCGTCCATGGATTCCATTGACCGAATCAAGCTTCACAAGAAGGAGCTGAACCGTATTCGGTTCGAACTGCGTCGCGAACAGATGTGGTCGGTGTACTAGAACCAGGACGAACTTATGCGCCCGTGCTGTACAATAAAAAACCTCAGCCCATACTAAAGATGGTCAAGGCTTACACGACCAACGAAGCTGTAGAAAAATTCAAAGAAATTCACGGAGATACTTACGATTATTCACATGTAGAATATGTGAATAATAGTTCAAACATAGAAATAATATGTAAAACTCATGGGTCATTCGAACAACGACCAGCGGTTCACATGAGAGGTAATGGGTGTCAAAAGTGTAGTGGGAAGAAAAAACACACCACAGATGAGTTTATATCAAAGCTGAAGAAACTCTACGGAGATGAATACGACTATTCGTGTACCGAATACACAAATGCCAATACTAAAGTTAAAATAATATGCAAGGTTCACGGAGAGTTTGCACAAATTCCTAATAATATACTGAAGATGCACGCATGCCCAGAGTGTACTGATATGAAGAAAAAGAATAGCGGCGAGTTTTTAAAGAGAGCCAAAGAGGTCCATGGTGAGGAGTACGACTATTCGAAGGTTATATATAAAAATTGTCATACGAATGTCGAAATAATATGCAAGACCCATGGAATTTTTTTACAACAACCAAGAAATCATATCAACGGTGCCAGATGTCAAAAGTGCGAAAGATTCACAACATCTAAAATTGCAAGGAATTGGCTGAGTTACTTAAATATACCCAACCTAAGAACATTTGACAGTCCTCTTGGTGAGTTCACTATACCAGAGACGAAATGGAGGGTGGATGGGTATGATGAAACGACGAATACTATATATGAATTTCACGGAGACTATTGGCATGCACACCCATCGAATAAGAGGTATTCTAAAGATGAACCTCACCCAAGAAAAAGAGGGACGTGGGGCGAGGTGTATGAAAGAACCCTAGCAAGAGAACGAAAGATTAGAGAATTAGGGTATATTTTGGTTGTCACCTGGGAACATGAGTTCCTCGCCTCCTTAGATAGTCGTCAGGATCGGATCGCCCTTTATACCAGCTAAGCGGAGCCTTCTTTTTTGTAATTAATATGTACTTGAATGTTCTACTTATAGCCCATTGAGATGCAGTTGTGCCCGGGCGACTTCCACCCGTCTTCCACGCTTTAAGTCCTCTGTCATACACCGTGTTTAGGGCTGATTTCGAAATTCCAGTCTTTTTCGAAATCAGGTCCTTGTTGAATTTGAGTCCTGGATACACGCGATGAAACTGCAGAGTCCAATGAGACTTGCGTTTGGTTGCACCCACGTCGGATTTACCGAGGACGAGCTTTGAGTACGGTACACGACGTCGTTTCAAGAGCTCTTTTTTACGAGTGGCTTTCATCGTCGGGCTCAGGCCCGAAAAGTATCTCACGGGCCACTTCATTAATGTAGGTCTAGAAATTTAGGATGTGGTTCATTTATACAATGATACTTACTTGGCTCACCGGCGATGAACTTCGAGAAATCGGCTGGAGCGACGACCATATATACTCGGGTATGGTGGGTCAGGTTGCCGCGTTCTTTTTCGTAAAGGACGAGAGTGACGTGTACAACGTCCGGCGGAACTTCATACGCGGATCGTATGACTGTGAAGAGAACGTCACGTTTCGAGGTGAGGAATGGGCCGCTCTCATCACGACCTGGATTTAAGAGGCTACACGACCCATTGTCCTTTTCCTAAAACAGTCTCATGTGAGGCGGCTGTGGGGGTTTCACAGACAGCGCCTCTGTGATCTTCTCCTGTAGCGGCTTGATTACACGCACGTATCCCACGTACACAATAATGCAGAAGATGACGAGCAACATAATGACCCAACGTCCCCATGCTTGTTTCTCCGGAGGTGGCTTCGGTGGCGGCGGAGCATGTTGCAGCGCATCTACGATCCGGTCGAGTTCGACGTCACGTAGGGGCGGCGGTGGCGGATCCGGTCTGACGAAGACACACTTGAAGCGCAACGTGAATGCGTTGTTTTCAAACCCGTTGAAATTCAACAACTTTCCGCTCTTGTCGATCCAACGAACCGTCAGTCGATCCAACTTTACAATAGGGTAATCGTACTCGACGTACTGTTTGTAGTCACTCGTCTCCTTGAAATTCTTTATGCATCCACCTGAAACGTCCATGGGAATCATACCGAACGAACTCCGGATGGTTGACCCTTCTGTCGTACCATTCACGAGTTTCTTGGCATCCAAAACACTGGTCGTACGAAACTCTTGAATGTCCAGAAACACATATTCATTCACTGACAAGTCGATAATGCTTTGTGATTTGGCAATCTGGAGCGTGCCGTACGTCGGGTCGAGTGCATAGACCGGGTCGGTCGACGCGGCAAACGACGTGACGGTTGTCAGTCCGAGCATTTTTATAGCCTCGGTTGTCAGTGCAGTAATTGTGAACGGGCTCGTATTAGAAAAGAGGTATTTGCCTTCGTCACACTGGAAATCCACTGTGATTGCGTTTCCCGATGCGTTCATGATTGCGTTGGCGAGACCGTTGGCGGAATAGTACCCCGGTGCGATGGATACATTTGTACTGTCGATGGTCATAAAGTTGTTCCCATCGGTCACGTTGTACATCGTATTTGGAACCTTGGCAGCAACAAGGTCGATCCGAACGATATTCTTTATCGGGTTTGTCAAATGGAGTGTGTATTCGCTTCCTGATGGGTAGATTGTCACGTCTCTGTTTGTCGAATCGGCATACGCGTACTTGATGACTTGTGAATCATCCATCTATTAATGTGACTTGTGATTTTATTTTGTTGATAAATACTATCATGAACACCGGACAAAAGAACACCAAAGGTCGTACGATTTACCGTGGTCCACGCGGTGGTGAATACGTCCTCGGACCAGCTGGTTCGAAGATTCGAAGCTTTACCAGAGCCTCGACGGCCGCCGCGGCACCTGCGCCAGCAGCGGCTCCGGCTCCGGTCGCAGGAAACACCGGCAACAAGAACACGAAGGGCCGTACGATCTTCCGTGGTCCTCGTGGCGGCGAGTACGTCCTCAATGGAACGAGAAAGATTCGGACTTTCACGCGAGCCACTGTTGTACCCGCCGCTCCAGTTGCACCCGCGCGCTCGATACTCAACAATGCCAAGGCGCATATGAACACGCTCCCGACAGCCGCGGCTCGTAAGGCGTACCTTAGATCCATGGCGGGCAACATGCCAAACGCAAACTGGCATGCGCTCGGCCTGTACAAGCAGCACCTGAATTTTACGGGACCGATCGCCAAAAAGCTTTCCAAGTTTCTGAAACTCTCAAACACAGAGTACATCAACAAAAACGGCAAGGTGTACAACGAACTCGCGCGCACGAGAATAGGTCGGACGTACTCATATTACAATAACGCTCGGATACGCGCATTCAACAAGGATCCAAAATTCCTGAAGAAATATCAAATTCCGTACATATCCAATGGCAGACCGAATGAGGCTCTCAAGACGAAGCTCAAACTCAAAAACTCGTCTCTTGTTCAGTGGGGTAAGACGTATAATGGAGGAAATGCCGGCTTCTCCAAGAAGGTTTACTTTAACAAAAAAGGAACCCTGTACTATATTTCCATAGATGGTAAAAAGCACGAGGTTAATTCCTATAAGACACACCCGTTCTTTCACATAAATAATACGAAAGAACACCGGGCTCTCAAACGACTCGTCGGTCGGGTCCATCCAAATTACCCCATCAGTGCCATCCCACCAGTATCACCTGAACCGATAAGAGCGACAAGATCTTCGCCGGTACTTTTGGCAAACATGATGAACCAGATTTACAATGGTGGTCGTGGCACAAACGTCAACGCACGTCGGTACACGAACGCGGAGCGTAATGTGCTCATCAGACGTCTCACTTATTCTATCGGTCATTTCAAAGAACAACGGAACGCCAAAAAGGCGGAGGCTGCGCGTCACCGCACGAACCTACGAGCCCCTGCTATCTCGGCCGCTGAGCGACAGAGACTTCAAGCTCTGGCTTCAGCTGCGAACGAGCGCGTTGGTTATTACAACGATGCCGTCCGCGCATACAGCCGCGGTCTGCGCGCCGTCAAGCCTCTGACGGGTGCCGTGACGCCACGGGCGCGTGCCATGCCTGCGACACCCAACCGGTCCACACCCGCACCGGCGAACGTCGAAGAGAATGCCATCTACATGCCCCTGAATCGCCCTCACCTGGTCGTCAAGGTTCCGGGTGTCGCCCATCCAATCTACCTGAACCCGAACACATTCACGGGTCTTGTGAAGAATGCGGCGCGCGTCAACATCGCCCCGGCGAACGTCCGGAACTGGCTACGTATGGCCAGACGCAACTTCCCCAACGAGCCGCTGTTCCGCCACCCACTCGCCGCCAAGAATGTGACTGCAAGCCACATCCGGTTCTCGCGAGCTTAGTCCAACGGCCATGAAGTGTCCGTCCGCCGGCGAACAACGGGCGCTGCGCGCCCCTTGGACTAGATATCTTCTGACCATAATGCGGATATACCAACAGTAGTTGAAGCTTCAGAAGCATAAGCTATGAAACATACAATATCACTCGGATAGACTGACAAGTTAAATTCCGTGACGTCAATTGTCATTGCCCCGCCGATGTTCACTGTTGATGTATAAATTACATTTCCACCACTGATCGTCGACGATACGATGTTACTGCTCATGGTCGATTGCCCGGCCGTGATTGTGACTCCACCATTGGCTGTCGTTCCATTGTATGGCGTGAACGACGCAAATGTCGTTGTCGGATTCTTAATCAGACGAAAGTTGACACACCCCTTTTGAGCTCCAGTACTAGAATTTGCCGATATTGAAATCTGACGAAGGTGTGTAATGGCATAGTTTGTAATCCCGTTGTATGACGCGGCATTCCTTAGCGCGAATAGATTTGTCTGCGTGGTAGCAGCCACGCCTGTGTTCACCGCGTCGATGGCACCACGTGGTCCGAGAAAATGACGCGGACCTTCAAGGAATTGACCGACTGATGCTGTTTTGATAACAAGCGCACTCGTGTTTGTCGTGTTACGCACATCAAGCTGCACGGGCATGGATGGGTTTCTCAGGTTTGGTGCCGTCAGATTTCCAGCATTTCTGACAATATGAACCATAACCCACCGACCCGTATAGTCATTCAAGACGTAATAGAATATGTTTCCACCCCCCAGATATTGAAACTTTACTTGGTACACATTCAAATTCGTAGGGACCAGTACTTTCCCTGATGTCGTTCCACCAAGCATAGTGTCTGTATTCCACTGTGCTTGTGGAATCCACGTGTCTGTTCCACTGTGTCTATAAATGATACCATATGATGTTCCGTTGTACCCGAAACCGAGGCCGTCCACGCCATCACCAAACACACCGGCAGTTTGTGTCGAACCAGCAACACCGGTCGTGAACAGGGCCGTGAAACGGGACATCGACCCTTGACCCGGACGGTACTTGACATATTCTTTCGTCACGAGAGTCGCCACTGAATTGACCTGTGCGCCTGTCGTGAGAATCGCCATCCCGTTCGTTGTTGTGATTGTCGCGGCGTTACTGACCGTGTTGCTCGTGAGATTGGTGTTGATGCCGTATACGAAATCCACTTGGCACGTCGGTGTGTTTTCAGCCACGCTTATTTCACCGAATGCAGAACGTGGATCGGCGACGGTCACGACGAGAGAGTTTTCACCGTTTGTCGCCACAGGTTCGTAGGAGTTTCCACCGAGCGTCTTTCCCCAAATGATTGCGCGTGTGTTGAGCATGTCTGAATAGTCGGTCGGTGTCTGTGCATAACGTGTCGTCGTCTGGGCGATACGCGCCTGTGGATGGAGAATAGTTTGGATCGTCACGGTGGCACTCGCTGAATCGTTGATGTACAGAACACGGAAGTACTGTGCGGCTGTAATCAAGTCGAGCGTGAATCCAGCTGCGATGACTGAAGTCACAGCCGTGACGGTGTTTGAAAAAATGACTGGAAAACTCGCCGTGTTTGAAAACTGGACGAGCACATTTCCGGTTGATGAGGTTGGGTTCACATTCAGAGCAATACTGATAGATGCATACTGACTGACATCTTCAGGAGTTCCTGTGAATGTGCCACCAGAGCCGAGCGTTACTGTCGTTGAATTTGCTGCGGATACATTCGCAGATGCGACTGGTATATACGTCATCTGTTATGTGACTAGAAATTTAATCTCAATTCCGAAGGAATTACTTCGCGACTTGATTTCTAAATAATTGACCAGAACGAGCCGGTCCAGAATATTGTCAACGCCGTGTAGCTCTGTGTCACTGTGATGGATGCCGAGCCGTCAATGAGATTTCCACCGGACGTTGCGATTGTGACTCTGTACGCAGCATCTCCTGAAATCAAGCCAGACTCGTCTTTTATGACGTACGTCTTGCCCTGGACGACGCTTGTTCCGACGGGCAGTGTGACTGTGACGTTCGTGCCGTTGACGCCGATGTAGTAATCGTACGGCTGGGCTGCGTAATTACTACTGACGTTCGTCTGAATGGGGTTGACACCGTACCAAGGCGGTGGCGTTCCTGCAGACCGTGTGAAACTCATCTACTTTTACTCGAGACTAAAATTACTTGCGCACCGTACGCATCAGAGGGCCGGTAAAGCGAACATAATTGCCGCGCACCCAGAATGGGCCGAGCGCGGCTGAGTTGCGAACACTCGGTGACGTGTGACGCTTGGGGATAGGCGTCCGGCGCTTGGGGCTCGGGGACTTGCGCCGCGGCACCGACTTTGCCTTGCGGGTAAAGAGAGAACGGAGTCCACGGAGCATTTAAACTATACGAATATTTTAATTGATTTTAACGTATTAAGGAAATAAAAGTAGTATTTAATATGAGGTTTCATGCTCTTGGAGTTCAACACACAGTGACGTCAAAAGACTATGTCGCGTGTGCATTCACACAAAAGGTTCTCAAGTTTTGTTCGATGATGACGCTCCGCGGTCACACTGTCATTCATTACGGTCACGAGGATTCTGACGTCGAGTGTACAGAACACGTGAACGTTCTGAGCCGAGAGGATTATAATCGCACCTACGGTGAGCATGATTTCAAATCGAAGCTGTTCAAGTTTGATCAGAACGACGATGCATACATGACGTTCCAAGACAATGCCATTCGTGAAATCAACAAGCGAAAACAGCCCGGTGACATTCTACTGGCTTTCTGGGGTGCAGGACACCAATCTATCTGCGATGGTGCAGGTGCAGATATGAAGGTTGTCGAGCCTGGAATCGGCTACCCATGGGGACATTTTGCAGAATATAAGATTTTCGAGTCATACGCGATGTACCACGCTTTTCTGCAACGTGAGCGCGTGGCGCAGTGTTCAGACATGAACCTTTGGTCGAAGGAGGCTGTTATTCCAAACTATTTTAGCATCAGTGATTTCGTCGACGAGGTGGTTCCAGCAAAAGACCGAGGCGACTACTTTCTATTCGTAGGTCGTATCGGCACTGCAAAGGGTGTTCAGTATGCAATTCAAATGACTGAACGCTTAGGCATTCGCCTCATCATCGCGGGGCAGAATGCAGAGGAGGGTCTTCGCGAGGTTGGTATGTTCCCGCCACCTGCGCACGTTGAGGTTACTGGACATATAGATGCCGAAAAACGCAAGACGCTCATGGCAAACGCCAGAGCGGTTGTGTGCATGTCCACATTTGCAGAGCCGTTTTGCGGCGTCCACGTCGAGGCTCTCATGTCCGGAACACCTGTCATCACAGCCGACTGGGGTGCGTTCACTGAGATTAACATCCATGGTGTCACCGGATTCAGATGTCGAACGCTCGAACATATGGTGGAGGCTGGCCGTCGGATCCACGAGATTGATCCGATGGCGTGTCGCACATGGGCGATGGACAACTTTTCAAACGACCGGGTCGCGGAGATGTACGAGGCGTTCTTCGACGGAAAGATGAAACCGATAGACAGGTCGACTCGTAAGGTGGCTGTGTGGTGCGAGACGAAATGGGCGTTTGGTCGGATCGGAAACGCCATCAAAAAGTACATCCCGGGTCGGGTGGATTTGTACGACTGGTCGAACGGTGACCAGAATGGTGTTCTTTGGAGCGCCGGAAAATGGAAGGATTATGACTCGATCATATCAAACACGAGCCTGCATTCACTGAAAAACTTGTACGGATTTGAACCCGACGAAGAGATGCTCAAGCGTTTTGTCGTCATTGCCCATTTTCCACGATTCGACGAGATGAGTTATTTCAAAGAGACGCTCGGGGGGGGGTACAAGAAAGAGTCTCGATATTGTGGTGTTTCACATGAGACGTGTCAGGAGATGGAAAAGTACGGTGTCCAGGCGTACTACACTCCGTTCGGGGCGGACACGGACGTCTTCCCGTGGACGCACAAGGTGAACGGTCCCATTCGGCGTCTCGGAATCATCGGAGGGACTGAACGTACGAAGGAATGGGGCGCTCACGAAGAGTACGTGAAAAATAAGGGTCTCGGTATGTTTGCAGACATTTGTCAACGCGGTGGAATCGAGCCGGTGTACATTCACGGCAGGAATGTTCGTGACCTCTACAGTGACATTGACGCGCTCATCTGTTGTTCTGAACTGGAGGGTGGACCACTTGGCATCTTCGAGGCGGCGTCGTGTGGAGTTCCCGTGTTGACGCGTCGGGTTGGAAACGTCCAGTACATCAAAGGCATAGCGATGTTTGAGACGGTGGACGAGGCTCTGCGCCTGATTGACATCTGGAACGGGAACGTTGACGGGCTGCGCGAGTACGCAAAGGCGGTGACGAAGGAGGTTCGGATCAACTGGAGCATGCGTAATTTGATCACCAAGCATCTGGCGCCTGTTCTGGACGATTCTCGCATCCTGGACTTCATAGAGATTGGAACGAGTGATTTTGATACAGAGATTCAAAACGCAAACGGTCGGACTGGTCTATCGGTCGAACCCATCAAACACTATCTCGATGCGTTGCCTGACGTCGAAAATGTCACGAAGATTCGTGCGGCTATTTCAGACTACGACGGACACCTCAACGTGTACAACGTACACCCAGACCTCATCAAAAAGTATCAGTTACCCGACTGGGTCCGAGGGTGTAACTCGGTCAACGCATATCATCCCATTGTTCTGAAAATCGTGATTGAGAAGCGGCTCGACGAGCGCGAGATTTTTGGGGTTGAGCGCGTCCCGGTGATGACGTTTTCGACGCTCATCAAGAAACACAACGTTCGTGGGTGTCGCCATCTGAAGATTGATACAGAGGGTCACGACGTTGTGATTTTGAAATCATACTTGGAGTGTGTCACGCGCGGTGAATTTTTGATCGTTCCGACGATCCGATTCGAGGCGAACAGCCTCACACCGACGAACGTCATCGACGACATGATTGAAAAATTGAAGACGTTCGGGTACACGTCGTTTGAACGGGAAGGTGACAACATCGTCGC